GCTGGGGTGATGCTTTTATGGGGTGTACCGGTAGTCAAGTCGGTAGGCGTTACCGCCGATACGGTAGCGGTAGGTGCTTTCTCGCAGGCTTACACAGTCTACAACCGCGAAGGCGTTGTTGTTGAACTGTCCGAATCCGACAGCGATAACTTCACCAAAAACTTGATCACTATCCGTGCTGAACGCCGTTTGGCTTTAGCAACTGAAGTGCCTGGCGCAATCCGTGCTGGGGATCTAACGCCTGCTTAATAAAGGAGGGGCCGGTGAATAGCTGGCCCCTATAAAACATGGTCCAAATTAAATTTACAACTTTTGGTGCGACCTCCGCAGGAGGATCCTTTGCCCCCGGCGATTTGATGCGCTGTCATGAGGATATGGCAAAGCATTTAGTCGATGAAGCAAAGTGTGCGGTCTATGTGCAGCCTAAAAAAGTCGATTTAGAGCCCGTAGAGCCTAAAGTCTTTAAGCGTACAAATTGACCGTACTTGCTGAAGTTAAGGCCGCGCTAAGGATCACTGATACCGATAGCGATGTGTTACTTACTCGGTTAATAAACTCTGCTGCTAGAGAGTGCGCCCAGTTTATTTATGACTCCGTCCCTGATTACCTGGATGTAGACGCCCCCGCTGACCCACTAACTGTGCCGGACTTATTCCAAGGGATTGTCTTAATCGTGCAGGCTGATTATGACGGAGACCCGGTCAAGCGTAACGACTATAGAGCGGCTGCGCTTAATTTGTGGTGGCCCTACCGAGATGACATAGGCGTCTGATGTTCGCAGGCCAGCTAAAAAACAAGGTGACGCTACAGGCTCAAGTAGACACTGTAGACACCATAGGCCAGCCGATAAACGACTGGGTAGACGTTGCCACTGTCTGGGCACATATCCGTCACTTATCCGGAGTAGAAAGTATCAAAGCGGGCGCGGACGTGTCTGTGTCAAAGGCAAGCATCCGCATCCGTTACCGGTCTGACATTACGCCTGCAATGCGCGTGCTTTTTGGCTCGACTGTTTACCAAATAAACGCGGTCCTGCCTGATGCGGCGGGGCGTGTGCATGTTGATTTAGTTTGCGAGGTGATCACATGATTGATGTCAAGCTGGACCTATCAAGTATCAATGTTTCGCTAGATAAATTCGCCGAAAAAGTAAATAAATCTGCGGTAAGGGTCGGTGCACAAGCCGCTGCCCAAGTGTTCCACGACCATGCAAAAGCAAATATAAAGCCAAGCGGAAAAGGTCACTGGTTTCATGGTACGAGCTTCAAAAAAACTGGGCAGAAATACTGGTTTGAGTCCGGGACTTTAAGAAACTCTATCTACCAAAAATTTAGTGAAGATAACAGCAGGCCCGGTAAAGCTACCTATCACGTAGCGTGGAACCATAAAAAATGTCCCTACGGTTTTATGGTCGAATTTGGCACCAGTCGTGCAGCCGCTAAACCGTTTTTACGCCCAGCTTACGAGTCATCAAAGCAGCAAGCTTATACGCAAGCCGTTGAAAAAATGCGGGCCTTTTTGGCCACTGGGCAGTAATAAAAATGATCGAACAAGCCATCTATGACCGCTTAAAAGTCCTATGTGACGGGCGCGTTTGGGCTGATGTTGCCAAGGCGGGCACCCCTAAACCTTGCATCACCTATCAGCAGGTAGGCGGTTCAGTCATTGAATTTATCGGCCTGGAATTGCCCAGCAAACTAAACGCACGCATCATGATTAAAGCGTGGGCAACCACCCGTTTGGCTGCAGCAAATATCGCCCGCCAAGTTGAAGATTTAATGCTTTCCTCTACCACTTTACAGGCCAGCGCTATTGGCGCGTTTGTGAGTGAGTATGAAGAAGATACAAAACTCTATGGCACCCGCCAAGATTTCTCATGCTGGATAAACAGATAACGGCCTAACCCGCCAAAACAGACACCCCGCCCTGAGAGATCACGGTGGGGTTTTTTTCGCCCGTAGAGGGCATAAACCCAGACCCGCTTCGGCGGGTTTTTTTATTTGAAAGGCCCTCAAAATGGCAGTCAAACTCCCGAACGGAATTCTGTTCGCCCTAGCAACATCTTACGCTGCGGCTGATACAGTCAACGCGGTCACCAATGCTAACCCCGCTGTCGCGACCACGGCGGTCGCGCATGGCATAGCCAACGGATCTTTTTTCGAGGTCACCAGCGGCTGGTCCAAGCTAAATAATCGTGTGCTCCGAGCCGCAGATGTGGCAGGCACGTCGATCACTTACGAGGGGATCGACACGTCAAGCACGCAAAATTATCCAGCGGGCTCCGGTATCGGCTCTATTCGCGAAATCACAAACTGGACCCAAATTTCACAGATCCTTGAATGCACGACTAGCGGCGGTGAAATGCAATTCGTGACCTACTCTTTTTTAGAGCAGGATTTTGAGTCTCAATTGCCCACCCAATCAAGCGCAATGTCTATCCAAATGACCATTGCCGATGATGACACATTGCCCGGCTACATAGCCCTTAAATCAAACGCAGAAACCCGTAATCTGGTAGCCCTGCGCGCGACACTGCCCAATGGATCTTTGATCTTATTCAACGGCTATTTGTCTTTCAACGAAACACCGTCAATGTCAAAAGGCCAAGTGATGGGCGTACAGGCGAGCTTCAGCTTGCAAGGCCGTCCAGTCCGCTACAACGCTTAATTTTTGCCATGGCCCACGGATCTTTTTCTGTGGGCTTTTTTACGCCCGCCACTCTTGGATTACGGGCCTTTTTAACCACTTCAAAAAGAGAAAAACATTATGGCAAAAACTAAATTTGTACTGACTGCATCCCCCACTTTTAAAGCAAAAGTAGGCATCCCAATCCCCGGCGGCTCCCCTGAAATTGTTGAATTTACTTTCAAGCATCGGACAAAAGAAGCCTACCTGGAATGGGCCAAAGATATGGCGGAAAAAGAAGACGCCGATCTGATCCTTGAGGTCGCGAGCGGTTGGGAATTGCAAGACCCTTTTGACCGTGAGAGTTTAGAAAAGCTGACTCAAAACTACATCGGCTCAGGCCGTGCGGTTTTAGAGACCTATATCAATCAGCAGACCAATGCCAAATTGGGAAACTAAAACAGATCGCTAGAGCGCTGTACGAAGGCCAGGCGAGTGATGGTGAGCTCGAACTCTGGGGCCTGTCCCCAGAAGATGTAGCTGAAACCATCGAAGTTTGGCCCGAGCACGTACAAGCCCTATCGATCTTTAGAAGACTGAGCACGCAATGGGCCGCTAGCAGCGGCTCTCCTATTGGGCTGCGTTACGAAGCGGTTTACCCGCTGCTTGAGCGCACCTGCCCCCAAGATTTTGACGAAGTATTTGACTGCATCCAAGTGATGGAGTCCGAAGCTTTGTCCGTGATGCGCACGAAGGATTAGCGATGGCTGAAAAAATTGGTACCGCGCAGATAGAGATCACGGCGGACTCTAGCGGTGTCGAAACTAGTTTAGCCAAAGCTAAAAAGTCGCTTGCTGACCTGGGCTCTACTGCTACTAAGTCAGGCAAGGACGCCGCAGCCGGAATGGGGCAGGTCTCCGGCGCATCTGAAAAGATGGATGCGGCAACTAAGCGTTCTGCGGCCTCAATCGAACGACAAGCTTTAGCGTTAGGCAAAAGTAAAAGCGAATACTACGCCGCTAAAGCCGCAATCGACGGTAACGCCGCCGCCCTTGCGCCTTACATCGCAAAACTTAAAGAGGCTGAGGTTCACGCAGGATCGGCTGCTAAAGCACAGGCTGGACTTGCGGGGGGGATTGGCAACATTAAAGGTGCTTTGGCGGGTCTTGGATTAGGCGCATCTATTGCAGGACTGGCCGGTAAATTAGTTTCAGTCCAAAGAGAGTTCGATGTTTTGAACTCGAGCTTAATCACCGTAACAGGCTCGAGCGCAAATGCGGCCAGAGAAATGGAGTGGATCAAAGAATTTGCTGCGTCTACGCCGTTCCAGCTGAGCCAGGTGACCGCGGCCTTCGTAAAAATGAAGGCATTAGGTCTAGACGCGTCTAAGGCGTCCCTAGAAAGCTACGGGAACACCGCGTCCGCGATGGGGAAAAGCTTATCCCAAATGATCGAAGCGGTCGCTGATGCGTCCACAGGAGAATTTGAGCGGCTGAAAGAGTTTGGGATTAAAGCTAAAAAAAGCGGCGATGAGGTTAGCTTAACTTTTCAGGGCGTTACTAAAACGATAGGAAATAATGCTCAAGAGATCACTAAATACTTAAACGATATTGGGGAGAATCAGTTCGCGGGGGCGATGGCCGGTCGGGCAGCTACGCTGGATGGGGCCATTAGTAATTTAAAGGATACTTGGGATGATTTGTTTAGGACGGTCAGCCAAAACAACGCTGGTAGCTTAATTTATGACAGTGTTAAGTTGGCCAGCGGGGCTATCGCTGATGCTGTAACTGTTTTAAACGCGCTTAATGATGTAACCGCAAAAAACGCCACTGACACTGGGGCATTGGTCACTGTACAGGGCGGCCTTGCGACTGTATTCGAGACGGTCGCTGCCCTGGGAACAAATGTCCAGTATGTTTTGACCCAGGTAGGGAACGAGATAGGGGGGATCGCAGCCCAAGCGGCCCAAATACTACAGGGTAATTTTGCGGGGGTTGCGTCAATCCGGCGAGAAATGGTAGCCGGGGCAGAGGCCGCAAGAAAAGAGGTAGAGGCCACAACAGCGCGGATACTGAATGCCCGCCGTCTAGCGGCGGCGGCTGAGACCGGCAAAGGTCAGGATGAGCCAAAATTTAAAAGGCTGCTAGATTCAACTATCACGCTTCGCGAGGAATCTAAGAAAACGTCGGCGGCCTTAAGGGGTGCAGGCAGTGCGGCTAAAGCCGCTGCTGATGATTTTTCCAAACTGGCCAAACAGCTAGACGGAAAAATCTCCGACGGATATGCGGACGCGGCAAGCGCCGCAAACGATTACAACAAGTCGCAAAACGATTTTTTAAAGCTCGCCGGATCTGATGTCTGGGCAAAGCTCTCTACCGACCAGCGCGCGCATATTGCTGCGTTGTATGAGACAAAAATCGCTCAAGAGCAAGCTGCTGATGCCGCTAAAAATCTAGTCAAAGCTAATCAAGACGCTGCAGTTGCCCGTGAAAAATACATCACGTCTCTAGGTTCTGGCGTTGAAAAACTCCAGGCTGAAATAGCAGCACAAAAAGAAAGTAACGAACGCTTAGGCTTAAGTAAAGAAGCGATCGAAGAATTAGACCGGGCCAAGTTAGAGCTAATGGCGACTGAGCTAGAGCGCCAGGCCATTAGGGAAAATGATAAGAACTTAGATTCGCAAGAATTTAACTTGCTCAAGCAGCAAGCCCAAGGTTACAGAGACCTAGCCAAACTTAAAAAAGACGGAGCGGGAAAAGAAGCATCCCTAGAGTTGGGGAAAGCTAGCGAAGAAGCCGCCAAAAAAGCGGCTGATGACTGGGCTAAGACGGCTGAGTCAATCAACGGCTC